TCCCGTCGTGGTGTCGTTCCAGCCGTAGCCGTAGATCGTCGTTGTCGCGCTGGAGATCATGCGTTCCTGCGCGTGCGTCGAGATCCTGCGTCCAGAATAGCCATCCTGAATGCGCACCGTGCCGTCATTGGCGATCCAGGCCACGGCGCGATCCAACTGCACAACGGTTTTGGCCCCGGCGCAGCCCAGGTTGATGGAGGAAATCGGCACGAACGGAAACCCGCCGCTGCCGTCCGGGCTGTTGGCCCACCATTCCACCGTCCGCTCGCCGAAGATCATGGCGTCACGCTCACCGCCAAGGGCAAACAGCGTGTTGTCGGGTTGCCGCTGCGCCCGTCCGAAATCAAGCGGCGCAATCGACGAGCCATTGTCCTCTCCTGAGATGAACACCCGGTCGAACGTGGTCGGAAACAAGAAATAGCCATCCAGCACCGACACGGACACCGGCGGCGGCAGGTCGGCATCCGTTATCGTCGCAATCGAGGTGCCTGTAATGATGCGCCCGACGCCATCCGACACCAGGGCAACTTCCGGCGTCGGCGAGCGCCGGTTCGAGGCAAGATAAACATCGCCGTCCCAGGGAAGCGTGATGATGGCCGTCTGTACGCCAAGGCGGCTGATGGCCGTCACATTGCGCCCGGCGACCACATAAAGATAGTCGTCCGTCGCCAGCATGGCGCGCACGCCGGTAACGCCAGAGGCCGTTCCGGTGCTGGGCACCGTGGTCCAGACGTCAAGACCCGAGTTGGCATAGACCGTCCAGGGCGCCTTGGCGTCGTCGCCGGTCTGCTCGGCATAGCAGTTTATGAGACGCGCCGAGCCTTCCATCTTGAAACGGGCGTTGTTGGTCTGCGTTGCGATGGAGACTGGGACGAGGGTCATTCAACCACCCTGCGCCAGCACCACACGACCGTTCCGTCGGTGATTTCCGTTTCCGTTCCTGCCGGGCCGCCGCTTGTCGCAGACGTTCCGCCCGTAACGACCTCATAAAGGTTGGCCCCGTTGGTTGCGAAGGTGCGGGCCTCATAAGCCGTATCCGCCTGCCATTCCGCGTAGTTGCTCGTATCGCCAAGAATGTAGCTGTCGGACCAATCAGGCCCCGTGCTCGCAATCGCACGCTCGAATTTGCTTTCAGGCACGACGAGGTACGCCGCCTGGATGGCAGCCCATCCGTTCTTGGCGTCGCTTGCCAGAACAGGGCCCACTGGCGCGCCGTAATTTTCAGAAATCCGCACGGCGAGAAGCGCAATAATCGCGTGTTCAAAGCGGCTATCAAACGGCAGAGCGTTCCCGCTCAACCCTTCTGCGTTCCAGCTTTCGATCATCGCGCCCAAGGCTTCCGCAGCGTCCGAGACATCAACGGAGGATGCCGAAGCGCCCGCCTGGATAATCCCTATACGCTTGAGAGCCCGTTCGCAGATTTGCGTCTGTGTCGCCATCGATCCCCCTGAAAGAGAGGCGGGCTGTCGTGGCCCGCCTCAAATGCGTGTTAGGTGCCAGCGAAACGCACGGTCAGGCGCGGATCGATGAGCTTGCGCCCATAAAGCAGGTCCAAGCGCCATTTCGAGATGTCGTTCGTTGCGTCGTAGGTCGGGATCAGGCGAACAGACAGGTTCTTGTAGCTCTGGCGCGTTCCGCCATAAGCTGCAGGCGGCATTTCCATCGGCACAACCGCCAGCGCCATTGCATTTTTGTGGAATGCAAGGTTCTGCCGGTAGGCCGTCGAGGCCGTGCCGTCGAATACCAGACCGGCGTTATCGGCCGGCGCGACATTGACGGTTTGATACGGACCAGACGTGATGATGGGCGGCGAGATCGTCAGCGTCAGGTTGCCTGAACCATCAGACGATCCATCCGAGATAACGACAAACTGCTGATCAATCGCCGTCGCAACCTTCGTCTTCGGGTTGACCATCTTGAGCTTGGCACCAGACGTGCCAGCCGCATAGATCGTGAACACGTCGCCAGCCTTGACACGAGACGCCGCAGCAGCCGTCCAGCCGTCCGTAATCAGGCTCTGCGTCCAGGCGTTCTTGGCAGTGTCATAGCTGACGTTCTGCGTTGCGCCGTTGACCAGCGGCGTTCCACCCAGAGGCCCGACCGTATGCGCCGGAGTGACCTGCGACATCATCGTGGCAAGGCCGCCAAGGTCGCCAAGATCGCCGGAACGGTATGCGCTACCCACAAGACTAGGTGCATAAAGCGCCGTCTGCGATCCAACCAGGCCCCAGAAATCGGACGGGCACAAAATTGCATGGCGATTGTCAGACGGGATCGCCATTTCGTCCATGCGCTCGGGGGCCTTGGAGAAATCGCTGAAGCTATCCACGCGCGTGCCCTGCGTTCCCACAAGGTTATACGTGCCACGGTACATCTGGATCAGCACGTCAGACGCCAGCTCGTTGGCAATACGGCTCATGGCGGGCTTGATGATCCGTTCCGCCATGTCCTCGACCTTCAAGGTCAAGTCCGTTGACGTGAACTGGAAATCAATGCCGATCTGCTGGTCAACAACCAGCGTCGTCTTGCCTTCGATCACATCCTGAGCGCTCATGGTCGCGCCGGAGCGGATCGTGAAGTCAGCCGGGCGGCGGATCGAAATCGTGTCGCCCTTTTTGTAGCCGTTCACGGTCGAAGAAAATTCCTCCTCGTGCGCGCGGTACATCTTGTTAATGACACCAAGCTCGTTTTCGAGGATGGGCAGCGCGATCTTGGCAATCACGTCCGCAGTCAAGGTGTTGTTAGCCATCGTGGTCTGTCCTGTCTAAGAGATGGCCCTAGCGAATGATGCCAGCCTTGCGAAGCTGGGCAGCCATATCGTCGGTGCTCGCCCGGCCCGGATCGAAGGCCAGGGGATTTGCGCCGCCGCTCAAGGTTTGAGCCGGTCTAGGAGCTGTTGAAACACGCTTGGGTTCTGGCGCGCTGAGACGCGCTTCGATACGGCCAAGCTCGATAAGGGCCTGATTGGGTGCAGACTCGAATTTGTTGAAAAGTGCCCGGGCCTCGTTTGGGTTCTTGCCAAGCCAATAAGCGATCTCAGCACCCAGATCGCTTTCCACGATGTAGGGTGCAGCCCGTGCGTGAATGGGCGTGTCCTTTGTGACGACCTGATCGAAATCAGGCATCCGGTCGCGCGCATCTTCGACGGCCTCAGACCACGCATCCTTCATGCGCTGCTGATCTTCCAATGCGGCGCGTTCACGCTCCTGGGTGAGACGCTTTTCCGTGTCTTCCGCCTGCGACTGCCGGACTTTCCAGGCTGTGCGCTCTGCCAATTCCTCGGTTGGGTCTACGATCTGTGAGAAATCCGGCGGGGACGTTTGACGCAGTCTCGCAACCTCGCCTTCCAGCATGGCCAGCCGTTGCGGAATGACCGCTTTGGCTTCTTTGTATTCCTGCCAGCGCTGCCGATTGCGTTCCTGACGCTTTTCCTTCCACGTCTTTGGCTTGTCATCGTCCTGCGATTGATCGGTCTGATCGCTCGCGGTCTGGTCCTGGGCTCCTGCGGGCTCTTTTGCCTGCGGCTGCTGTCCTGCGGGCGTTTCCGCCTGCGGAGTTGTCGTCTGCACGTCTTGCGCCGTAACCTGCGACGCGGCGGTGTCCGTGCTGCCTTGCGGCGCCGGAATGGTCAGATCCATATTGTCCTCTTGATTTAACGTCCGGCTGGCCGGCCAAACTCAGGCCGCTGCGGCTGCTGTGTAGGCTCACGCAACTTCTTCAACTTCAACGCATTATCGAGATGCACGCCTTGAACCTTGGCGGCTTCCTGTTCGGCCTTGGCCTGCTGCTGGGAAGCGGTCGCCTCGGCGCTCTGCAATTCAAACTGCATGGCCTGTGCCTGACCCTGGGCCTGCATCTCAGCCATGGGGTCTTGCGGAGGTGCCGCAACGGCCTGCGGATCTTCCATATGCAAAAGCTGCGGCGGGAGAAGCGCCTTGGCGCGCTGTGCCAGCTCCTCCGCCCCTTCAACGTCCATATTGCGCGCAATGATGTCGCCGCTGATCTGGCCAAGTTGCGGCATGGCCTGGATGAGCTGCGTAAGCTGGGAGACGGCCTCCTGTCGGCGCGACGCGTAAGACGGCCCCATGATCACCCTGACGGATTTGAGCTTCATCTGCGTCAGGTCGTTATAGATCATCTGCTCGCCGGCATACGAAACAGCCGGTTTGTTGATCTCCATCTCCGTTTCCGTGCCATCCTCTCCCATAAGGCGCAACGTGCGTTCCGTGTCGTAGATTTTCGGGATCATATCGAGGATGACGCGGCCTGCGTGCTCAAGACTGTGCTCAAGGTTGTCGGTGAAGTGATACGTCGCCTGATTGCCCTGCTCGACGCGCGCTCCAATCGCGACCCCTGATGTCTCATTCGAGCGATTGCCGAGCGCAGCATCATAGATGCCGGTCGTGGACTTCATGTCGTCTGAGAGCATCTGTGCCATCTGAATAAGACCAGTTGGCAGCGGCGGCGGCGGGATCTTGATCGGGGCCCCTGGCACATCAGGATCTGCCTCATAGGGCAGATAGGGCGTCGCCGTCTTGTTGGCGCGATCCCAT